CGGGCACTCAAATGTTGTCCAGCGCCCGCAGCACACGCTCCCCCACTGTGCGGCCCAGTTCATCCGCAAACGCCCGGTTTCCGATGACGTTCCCCTGGACAATGACCGTCACCCGCACATCTCCCCGGCTCCTCCGCCGGACCAGCTGCCTCAGCAGCTCCCGGATCTCCAGCAGCACAGCCGCGCCGCCCCATCTCTCCTGGCCCGCCCCCACGAGGTGGACTACGCTGCTCCCCGCCGTCTGCTCCGCCATGCGCAGGGACACGTCGTGGGGGATGATCTGGGTCCCGCTGGGCAGGTCGATAATCTCGCCGCCCCGCTCGTTCACCCGGGTCAGGCCGCCGGAGAAATAGCTGGTGCCCAGGGCGTTGCCCCGGAGTTTGTCTACCACCCAGCCTCCCACAGACTTCACGCCGCTGTAAACGGAGCCCAGGATGGGGATTCCCTCCACCGTCTCATCCAGCCAGCTCAATCTGTCGCCGATCCAGCTGAAGAAGCCGGAGACCGACTCTCTGGCCGTGTCAAAGGCCCCGGTCACGCTGTCCCGGATGCCTCCGAACACCTGCTTGGCTCCCTCCCACAGGCCGATGGCCGTGGCCTTTACCTTGTCCCAGTTGGCGATCAGCAGTGCGCCCGCCGCAATGGCCGCCATAATGCCCAAATAGATGGGGTTCGCGGCCAGAAAGGTGCTGCCCACGGAGATGAACTTCTGGACCGTCTGCACCGCCGTGATGGTGTCTGACGCGAATTTCAGAATCTTCACCGCCGCCAGGGCGCTCCCCACGCCGATGAGCACCCGCTGGATGGTGTCCCCGTTGTCCACCACCCACTGGAAGGCGGCGCTGGCCATGTCGATCCCCTTGGCCAGCCCCTGGTCGAACTGCTGGGCCAGCCGTGTGACCGTTCCGTCCTGGGACCACTGCTGGAACTTCTGCATCAGGCCGTCCGCCCGCTGGCTCAGCCAGTCCAAAGCGGACCCGGCCCGCAGGCTCCCGTCCTCCTGGGCGCCCAGCAGCTGCCAGATCCAGCCCTTGGCCGTCTGGGCCGCGCTTCCCAGCTTGGCGGTGACCGCGCTCACCGCCGCCTGGTTGGCCCGGGCCCGGACCAGCTCCTCATTGTTCCGGTAGAAGGCGTCCGCCGCTCCCTCATAGGCGGTGGTGAGGGTGTCCATCAACAGCTTGTTCCGCTCCGCTTCCCCGGAGCACCGCTCCAGCCGCTTGTTGAAGTCGTCCTCGCTGATCCCCACCCAGTTCAGGGCGTCGGCCAGGACGCCGGTCACCTTGGCGGTCTTGGCCGTCTCATTGGTGGCCTCGATCAGCCCCTCAATGGGGAGGGAGTCTCCGAAGGTGCCGCTGACGCCGGCGGCGATCCGGGTCCAGCGGGTCACGTCCTGCTCGCTGCGGGTCAGCTTGGCCAGCAGCTGGGATGCCTCAGTGGCCGTGTCCGTGTCCCCCAGGATCTTGTAAAATTCACGGTAGGCGGTGGCGGCGGTCTGGGCGCTGTACCCCGCCGCCTCATAGGCCGTGTTCAGCTTGCCCTGGGCGGCCCGGTACTCCTCCGTCACGTTGTCCAGCGCCAGAAAGCCCGTGGCCAGTCCCGCCAGCGCCACCGCGCCCCGCTTCACCGTCTTTGCGGCAAAGTCGGTGACCGCCTTTCCTGCCTTGTTGGTAAAACGCAGGACGGACCGGGTGGCGGACACCGAGCCCTTGTCCACCTTTTCCATGTTCTTGGCCGTGGCCAGCAGGCCCTTGGACATGTTATCTCGCATATTGAGGATGGTATTGATGACTTTCGTGGCCATCTCTGTCACCTCCCCGCCAGGAGCCGTGCCACCCCCAGGGCGGTCCCCGCCTCGCCCATGGAGATCTGCTCCTCATAGTACAGCGCCCGCGCCCCCTCCAGGAAGGCCCGCTCCGCCGGACTGGTCCGGCTCAGCGCCTCCAGGGTCCAGCCCCGGGGCGCGTAGAAGGCGAACAGCCCCAGGAGAGGGTCGCGGGCGATCAGTTTTTTACCGTCTCAATACCGGGGGCCGCTCCCTGGGCCTCTTCCTTCTCTTCCCCGTCGTTCCCGTCCGTCTTCTGGGGCGGTTCCGGGAGCAGGCCCAGGAAGCGCAGCGCCTGCCCGCCCAGCTGGTCCTGCTCTGCGAGGGAAAACAGCTTGTCCAGCACCTGCATGGGGTCCTCCTTGCAGCCCAGCTCCTCCTGGAGCCTGCTGTCCCAGAGCTGGGGGCAGCAGGCGTAAAGGGCGTGATTCCCGCACTGGAGGGATTCCCTGGCGTCCTGCGCCGCTACCAGCTCCCCGTACAGGTCCAGCACCGTCTTCTGCCCGGGCATCCGGGCCTCCAGGCCCTTCCCGGTGCCAGGGAGCTCCAGCAGCCCCACCTTCAGCTTGTCCGCCTCCCGCTGCTCCCGTTTGGCCAGCAGCTCGTCAAACGTCAATTTTCTCGCCATCACTCGATCGCCTCCAAATTCTTTGCCAGGACCGCCTTAAAGGGCAGCTCCCGCTCCACCGCCTTCTTGGCCTCGATGTTGGCCAGGGCCGCCTCCGTGAACACCACGCCGCTCACCGACCAGCGTTCCCGTGCTGAGCTCCCCGCCCTCCCCAGGGCGGAGATGACGGTGATATCCGGCATCTCACCGGTGCGGTAGCCCTCCACGATGGCGTTCTCCAGGGTGCTGTTGCGCTTCTTTCCAGAGATGGTTCCCTCGATGGCATACCCGTTGTAGATGGGGAAGGTGCCGTACTCACCGCAGAAGGAGCTGTCCTCAAAGTCCCCTGTCATTTTGATTTCGATCTTGGTGACCAGCTCCTCCCGCTCCCCGTTGATATACAGCTCGCTGGTGGAGCCGTGCAGGACCTCCTGATATTTCACCATTGCCTATCCCCCTCCTTACATCAGCGTGACCACAAATTTGAGGTCCGTCATGGAGCCCAGGATCTTCACATCGCCGCCCAGAAACACCTTCCGCTTGTACGGGGTGGCGATGACCTTCCCGTCGTCCCAGTCCACGGCCTCCGCCTTGCCCGAGTCAATCCAGGCGTTGCGCTGGCTGGTCACATCCACCGCGGCGGTGTTGTCATAGGTGGGGTCCAGGACGTTCTCGTCCCCCAGGTCCCGGAAATAGCCGTTGACCACGGCCAGGAACAGCATCTGGTTGGCGGTGGTGTTTTTGTATTTCCCCCAGTAGTCCTTGCGGAAGGTGGCGGTGATGTCGTCCCGTATCAGGTCCATGGCCTCTACCGTCTCGATGTACTTCATGTCCTCGGTCTGGGTGCTTCCGTTGACAGTGGTCATGCTGTTCACGTCCACCCCCACCTGGACCTCATCATCCTCGTTGACCAGGACGAACTTGCCGGAGCCCACGGCCGTCTCTGCGTCTTCCGGCTCCTCTACGGTGGTCAGGTTGCTGCACACATAGCCGGTAGCCCCCCGCAGCACATTGCAGGCCGCCAGCAGGCCCGCCAGGCTGGGGGTGTACTTGCCGCCCCCCACCGCTCCCCGGTCGTCGGCAAAGGTGACTGTCTTGTTGACAAAGTTCACCACGTGCATGCAGTCTGGGGATGTGGTATCGTAGCACACCGCCTTCCAGCTCTTCTCTTCCTTCTCCCGGGCCTTGATCCAGCTCACCAGGTCGGTCCAGTCGCTGGAGGTGCCGTCACAGACCGTGATCCACCCGGTCTGCTCCTTCTGCACCAGAATGGCCAGGGCCTGGGCCAGCGTCCCCTCCGCCCCCACCTTGACCACCGACACCCGCAGGGGGCCAAAAGAGAGGGCGTCCTTGATATACTGCTGGTTGGCCGCGGTAAATTCATTCTCCGGGACCTGGGTGGCATCCCCAAACCGGAAGAAGCTCTCGCCGCTCCCCTCTGTGGCGTCCCGCAGGATCAGCACCGTGATCCCCCGCTCTGAGCGCCGGACAAAGCTGGCCGCCAGCTGTTTAAATGTCACTTCGATTTTTGGCAGTGTCACCGCCATTTCAATGCACCTCCAAATTCACGTTCAGCTCCTCCATGAGCTCCGCATCCTCTTCCTCAGCAGGAATGATGCGCTGGTCCAGGGTCAGGTCCATAGATGCCACCAGCACCCCGTCGGTCACTGTAAAGGACAGCCCCTCGTCGATGGGCACCGTCTCCTCCCCCACGGGGACCCCGTCCCGAAATGCCTCCGCCAGGGCCTGGCGCATGGCCAGGTTGTCCAGCTTGGGCCGGTACTGATCTGCTGCGAAGAAATAGACCCGGAAGGTGATGGCCTGCTCCACCCGGTGCCGGATGGCCCGGGCATCTCTGTCCTCCTCCAGCTCCACTTTGAGCGAGGGCCGCTGGATGGGAGCGCTCAGATCCTCCGCCATCAGCTCCGCCCCCAGGCCGGAGGCCTCCGCCGCCCGCTTCACCAGACCGCAGACCGCCTTGTTCAGTTCTTTCAGCGTCACAGCTTCTCCACCACCTCTCCGCTGAGAAAGTCGTCCAGATCGGTGTAGAACTCCGATTCAAAGCCCTTTGCCGCCACCTCGAACACATGGTGACCTTTCACAAAGCCAACCTCCCGGCCGTCGTGGGTGACCATCCGGTGCCCCTCCTCGATCAGGTGGGCGTGGGGGGCGTAGGAGTACACCCGGACAGCCTTGTCCCCCCGGTACTTGTACACCTTGCCCCGCTTGATGGACTTCAGGTAGTTTCCGGTCTTCTTGCCCAGCTTCCGGGCCTGTGCCTTTGTCTTGCTGCGCAGCTTAGACCCCTCCTTCTGGAGAAATCTCCGCTCCGCCTTCTCGTACTCCTGACCCACGGTAGCAAGGTCCTTTGCATATTTCTGGAGCTCCGAGAGATCAAATCCCTGGGACACTGTCCTCCACCACCAATCTGCAATACAGCTCCAGCCACCCGCGCCGGTTGTAAATGGGGTAGCCGTACAGCACATCATACCGCTGTCTGCGGAAGGTAAAATACATCCCCCGCTCGATGACGGGGCAGGCAGAGATCCGCAGCCGCACCCGGTGGGTGATCTCCGCCCGTTCCACGGCTCCCTCCAGGGGAGCCGTGCGGCCGGAAGTGGGCACGATCTCCGCCCACACCGTCCGCTCCGGCTGATAGGTGAAGGTCTTCTCCTCCAGCTCATTTTCCGTCTCTTTCCTGCGGTAGATCGTGATCCTAGCCCGCAGGCCGCTGGCCGATACCATCGTCGTTGTAGCCTCCATATCCTTGTGGGACCCGTAGGGGCGGATATCATCCGCCCGGCACCCCTACAAGCCCTCTGCCGCCGGCTGCACAGGCGCATACTATGCGCCCCTACAGGCCATTCCGCCCGCCTGGGTCATGGTCTGGTGGGCGGCTCCGCCGCCCTGGGGCTTATCTCTCCCCCGTCCTGCCCCAGGGCGGCAAAGCCGCCCGCAGG